GCGAAAGCTATGCTTTTCTTGCGCGGTAGTTAGCTAGGTCCATCATTGGACTTCATTTTTGATGGGGTAGTATCTGTGGATTTTGTAGTCCGGCGTTGGGGTCTTTTCACATCTCATATTTCGGCATATTCAGTATCATCATGCTGTGACAAGTGATAGTGTAACACTTGCATTGTTAAATCGTAGATTCATAGCACATAATGTGTCACATTGCATATGTCACACCACATATTGCACACACACTAGGCTCATCACATGATATGCTACACATTCTGCGCTCATTCAAGCAGGGTCGGGCAGGTTCCAGTGGGGGTACGGTAGGTATATATACACAGAAGACCACAGATCAGGTATTTTCACTGTTAACCATACAGGCAAGTGATAACTATATGTACCCTATTAAACACATACATAAATTATTTTCACAATATTTGTATTTTTTAGTTGACAGAGTTTGATTGAGCCATTATAACTATACACTATAATGATCACTTAAGTGAATACTAAAACTATCCTCTCATAAAAACTTAAAAAACATCTAAGTATAAAAACACATCAGTGAACATTGAAAGTGAAACACTTAAATGGTAGATCAATTATCCACAATAGAAATATTATCAACCATATGGCCTATATTATTGGGTATAATAACTCTGATTATTGTACTAGCTAAGATGCATGGCGATATTATTGTACTAAAAGAGAAGGTAAAGAGTCTGTTTGATCTATGGAACTCTAAAATGAAGTAGTATGATAGTTAGAGAACCAGTATTAATACGTATTTACTACTACCTGCCTGATCATAGTAGTTTAGTGCAGGAATTTTTATGGGGTACTATGGACATTATTCCAGAATACCCACGTATTAATAAATTTTTAGACTATTGGCATGAAAATATAGACGCTGTAATAGCTAGTATTGACATTGACCCATACAAAGGAGTATAATCTATGAAAATTAAAGCATTCTTTAACGGTATGTACGAATTTGCAAAGAAAGCATACACACGTGCTACCAGTATACTATCAGATCCAATGAATAGCAGGGCAATTGTAGGCATAGCTGTAGTTATAGGCTTTGTGTTATTAGCAATGAGCTTTGGTATCATTAAATAATTACAGAAATCACTTGACAACTATGAGAAAAGCAGTAAAACTATACAAAGAAAGAGTATTAGAGTCATTTTATGACGCATTAAGAAATAAAACCTTTAGATATTTACACGTACCCCATAGCAATGTGTTTTATGTACGTGCTGCAATAGAGAAACGTACAGGTATTAGGTACAGTCTGGAACATGTAGAGAATGCTATGGTACTAGAAGGATGGAAAGATGGCTAAAACTCCTGCATGGACACGTAAGGCTGGTAAGAGTAAGTCTGGTGGTCTAAATAAAAAAGGCGTAGCTTCATATCGTAAAGAAAATCCCGGCTCTAAATTAAAAATGGCTGTAACTGGCAAAGTTAAAAAGGGATCAGCCGATGCTAAAAGACGTAAATCATTCTGTGCTAGAATGAAAGGTATGAAGAAACGGCTAACGAGTGCCAAGACTGCTCGTGATCCTAACTCAAGGATTAATAAGTCACTTAGAAAATGGAGATGTTAGAATGGGAATAGGATCAAGAATTGCTAGTAAAATTGCAGGTGCAGGTGCTGGTAAACTAACAAAGGTAATGCGTAAGAGTGGTAAGAAAAAGAAACCTACTGAAGTAGAAGGTGCAAGAAAAGATCCAACTACAGGAGGATCTGTAAAAGCAGCTAGAGAAGTAGATGCAGGTAGGTCAGGTAAAGTAAACAGAGGTAAGTCTAGATCATTTACAGAAGAGATGCGAAATGCTAGTTCACGTAAAAGAGCGAAAGAGTTTGCACGTATTGAACGTAAAGATAAAGCAGATAGAACAACAGAAGAGAAAAAATTTCTGGTAGACTATAGGCGTACTGAATTAGATAGATCTATGAGAGCTGCTTCAGAATCTAGTAAAACACAAAGAGCTAAGAATAAAGGTAGATCAGAATTACTAGATCCAGCAGGTAGAAAAAGAGAAAGAATAACTACTGATGATGCAGGTGATCCAGTAACAGGTGAGCTTACAGGTAAGACTACAAGTAAAAGAGCAGAGATACTTGCACGTAATCAGGAGGTACGAGATAGAATTGCAGCAGATGAAGCTAAAAAGAAAAGAGGCAGAGCAGCATTAAGAGATAAATCTAAAATGGCATATGGCGGTATGGCAAATAATAAAAAACATATGTATGTTGCAGGAGGATCGGTTAAAGATAATCCCGGTCTGAAAGCATTAGCAAAGCAACGACCAGATGTAGTTGCTAAAATGATGAAAGGATAAATACAATATGCCTATGCACGGAAAAAAGAAAACAAAGAAGATGTCTAAAGGTGGTGCTACTAAAAAAATGATGTACGGTGGCATGAGTAAGAAAACAAAGAAGATGTCTAAGGGTGGAGCTGCTAAACGTAGATAATGCCTAATCTTATAAGCAATGTACCCCACTTCAATTGTTGGGTACGTAGAGAGTTCACTAGTAACCATCAGAATTATCACGGTGAATTTCTACATGGGATTGCATTTGCAGTAAATACCATACCAGACAGATCACTTAGCTTTCAGGTTGTATTTACTGGATGTGAGATAGACAGGGAAGATGGACCTCAAGAGAATGTACATGGAGGAGCTATGTGGGCAAGGATGCCGATACAGGCACTCGTAGCTGACATACCTCTAGAAGAGTGGCCTGACCCAATGGAAGACCATCTATGCCAACCTTGGGATTGTGAGTCACGAGAACATGGTACAGTCATTCTGGATAGAGTAAGTTCATCACCTTGGTTGTGTAAGATAGGAGGTGATCTCTATAAAGGTAAATACTTATTTACCGTAGATTACACAGGCAATGATATAGCAGATGATCCTGCACAGCATAAACAGTCACACGTAATATATTTAACAGATGCTGGTAGCTGGACAGGAAATTTTGTAGCACTGCCTAACAATAGAGTAAGGGCAACGAGTCCTGCTTTATGGAGAACTGGAGAGGGTGCACCTGACTTTGTACCGTCACAATGGGTGCACTCCGCAGAAGGACATGAGACATACTTAGATCCATCTGTAACATTTAATAATCTATACGCAAAGGACATTAAAACAAATGGCAGTAAAAACAAAAGCAAAAAAAGTAATAAAAAAAGTAGCAGGTAAACTGGCAAAGGCTAGTACTTTGCATAAGAAACAGTCTAACCAATTAAAGGCTATCAAATTAAAGAGTGGTGGTAGCACAGTTAATGCAGCAGGTAACTATACACAGCCCGGTATGCGTAAGAGATTATTTAATAGTATTAAGGCTAGTGGTAAAGGTGGATCACCCGGACAATGGTCTGGAAGAAAAGCCCAGATGTTAGCAAAAAGATATAAAGCAAAAGGTGGAGGTTACAAATCATAATGACATGTGAATGCGGAGAAAATTCAGTATGCATGTGTAACACAGGATCTTCCTGTAAATGTGATAGTTGCATAGAGTGTGGCTGTAACCCTGATGTATGCAGATGCAATTGTCATAGTAATAATGAAATGTTTAAAAGCCAGAGAGATTTTGAATAATGGCAAGAGCTAAATCACAACAGAGTCTAGCAAACTGGACAAAGCAGGATTGGCGTACTAAGTCAGGTAATCCATCTACACAGGGATCAAAGGCTACAGGTGAAAGGTATCTACCTGCTAAAGCTATTAAGTCACTATCATCTTCTGAGTATGCTGCTACAACCAAAGCTAAACGTGAAGGTAGGAAACAGCATGTAAAGCAACCAAAGGGTATAGCTAAGAAGACAGCTAGGTTTAGGAGAGCTTAATGCTAGGTACATTGATTGGGCCAATAGCTAATCTAGCTGGCACATGGTTAGAAGGACAGGTAGCTGAGAAGAAAGCTAAGACAGAAGCTAAGATTGTAACAATACGATCTGAAGCTACAATAAAAGAGAAACAGGCAGCAGGTGAAATAGATTGGGATATAGCACAGGCTAAAGCGAGTGATAACTCGTGGAAAGACGAGTGGCTTACAATTTTGTTCTCGATACCTCTTGTGCTTGCGTTCATTCCCGGCTGTGAAGATATAGTTCAAATAGGGTTTAGCCAACTACAACTGATGCCTGAATGGTATAAGTATGCAATTTCGGTAATCGTGGCAGCGTCATTTGGGGTACGTAGTGCCACTAAGTTATTTAAAAAATAGGGAGTAATAAACATGGCAGAAGAAAATGTAATTGTTGACAAAGTAGCGTATCAATCTAACAGACGCTATATGGCATGGACTGCACTAGCTACAATGCTTATTGCTACTACTGCTGTACTGATATGGCCTGACAGGTTTGCAGCAGCAGACAGTATTCTTATGATGATGTATGGTTCATTGTCTGCACTTGTTGGTGCATACTTTGGTTTTGCAATGCCTAAGAAGAAATAGATGAAGTACGATACTAGCAAATTACTTGACATGCTTATCAGAGATGAGGGCATGGAAAGAAAAGTATATAAAGATAGTCTAGGTATAGAAACTATAGGTGTAGGTAGAAATATTGAAGATAGACCATTGACTGTTGCAGAATTACAACACATAGGTTTAGCTGACATGAAGGACTTACGAGAAAATGGAATATCACTTTACGGTGCTAGATACCTCTTACGTGTTGATGTTGGCATTGCTGAACGAGAACTGCTTACTGCTAAACCTTGTGTGGCAATTTTAAATGCACCACGACAGATGGTGTGTGTTAATATGGCTTTTAATCTGGGTATGCCACGTTTAAATAAGTTTAAAAAGATGTGGTCTGCCATAGAAGATGAGGACTATGATCATGCAGCAGTTGAGATGTTAGACAGTAGGTGGGCAGAGCAGGTAAAAGGCAGGGCTACCAGACTAAGTGACATAATGCGAACTGGGGAATTAAATGACTAGACAGTACACAGAAAATCAGGTAAAATTCCTAGACGTACTATTTGATGAAGCTGGTGGGGATGTAGCAACAGCTAAGAAACTAGCTGGTTATGCAGATGGTACATCTACCACAGTGGTAGTTAAGAGCCTTAAGGAAGAGATACTAGATGCAACACAGCAGTACATGGCACGTAATGCTCCTAAAGCTGCTGTAGCAATGGCAAGTGCACTTATAGACCCTACTGAATTAGGACTAAGAGATAAGATGTCAGCAGCAAAAGAACTACTGGATCGTACTGGTTTAATTAAAACTGAGAAGATACAGGTAGAAGCAAGTGGTGGTGTTATGTTAATGCCTCCTAAGAAACAAATAGAGGAGGATGAGTAAATGGATAGAATACCTAGAGCATTTCTTAAAGCAGCTAGAGGAAAGTT